AATGAGATCACTTCAATTTGGGGGAAGACCAATTGAAATATCACCAAACAGAATTTATAACTGTTCTTACTTACCGATAGACCACTTGGATAGTTTTGCTGAGTGTATGTTCTTATTGTTAGGTGGTACAGGTGTTGGTTATTCTGTTCAGAAACATCACGTAGATAAATTACCTGAAATTAGAAAACCATCGGCAACAAGAAAAAGAAGATACTTGGTTGGTGATAGTATTGAAGGATGGGCGGATGCGATTAAAGTATTGATGAAGTCATATTTTGGTCAAAACACATCAACACCTGATTTTGATTTTTCAGATATCCGACCAAAAGGTGCTGCATTGGTAACATCGGGTGGTAAAGCACCGGGTCCCCAACCATTAAAAGATTGTGTTCATAATATCACAAAGGTATTAGATTCAAAAGAAGATGGTGATAGATTAAGTCCGATTGAGGTTCATGATATTGTTTGTCATATTGCGGATGCGGTACTAGCAGGTGGGATTCGTAGGGCAGCTTTGATTTCCTTGTTTAGTGCTGATGATGATGAGATGATTGCTTGTAAATCAGGTTCTTGGTGGGAAAACAATCCACAACGTGGTAGAGCAAATAACTCGGCAGTTCTTCTTCGTCACAAAATCACCAAAGAATTCTTTATGGAACTTTGGAAACGAGTTGAGTTGTCAGGTGCGGGAGAACCCGGTATCTACTTTACAAACGATAAAGATTGGGGAACCAACCCGTGTTGTGAGATCGCTTTGAGACCATATCAGTTTTGTAACTTATGTGAGGTAAATGTATCAGATATTGAATCACAAGAAGACTTCAACACCCGAGTAAAAGCGGCGGCGTTCATTGGAACATTACAAGCGGGTTATACTGATTTTCACTATCTACGAGATATTTGGAAGAAAACAACTGAAAAAGATGCGTTGATCGGTGTATCAATGACGGGTATTGGATCAGGAACTGTGTTAGGTTATGATATGACACAAGCGGCTACTATGGCTAATGAAGAGAATGAGCGAGTTGCGAAAATCATTGGTATCAATCCTGCGGCGAGATCTACAACAGTAAAACCTGCGGGAACTACATCATTAACTCTTGGAACTTCATCGGGTATTCACGCTTGGCACAACGATTATTATGTTCGTCGTGTTCGTGTGGGTAAGAATGAACCAATTTATTCTTACTTGGTAGAGAATCACCCCGAGTTAGTGGAAGATGAGTATTTCCGTCCTCACGACACTGCGGTTATTTCCGTTCCACAAAAATCACCTGAAGGTGCTATTTTGAGAACTGAAAGTCCATTCCAAATCTTGGATCGTGTAAAACGTGTATCACAAGAATGGATTAAACCAGGTCACAGAACAGGTTCTAATTCACATAACGTATCAGCAACCATTTCTTTGAAAGAAGATGAATGGGAATTGGCGGGTGAATGGATGTGGAATAATAGAAACTTCTATAATGGATTATCGGTTTTACCTTACGATGGGGGCAGTTACATTCAGGCACCTTTTGAAGATATTACTGAAGAAAGGTATTATGAGATGTTTGAAAAACTTCACTCTATTGATTTATCAAAGGTTGTTGAAACCCAAGATAATACTGATTTGAGTGGTGAGTTAGCTTGTGCTGGTGGTGCTTGTGAGATTAAATAAATGATTAAACTGTCTAACAAAGGGGTGGGATTCCACCCCTTTTTTATCTAAAATATTTATGTTTATGATAGGTACGATTTTTAGAGTTTTACTCTTACCGTTTATTTTGTATTATTTATATAACTGGCATGTTGCCGTTTATCTAAACTTTAATTGTATAACCCATGAATGGTTTTATTTGGGAGGTGTGATTTATGAAGGAATTTATAGAAGGAAAACATTATTATCTGGATGGTGGAAAAGTAGTATTCACTGAACAGTATCATTTGGATCGGGGATCCTGTTGTGGATCCGGTTGTCGTCATTGTCCTTATGATGAGGAGACGAGACAAGAGATGATAAACAAAAGAAAAGTTGTTACAACAACGTATGATAAAATCCAAGAAATAAAAAAGGAGATGGGTCAATAATACTTTTCTAGTATGTTGTATTTATAAAATATGGCAAATGGTATAACATATGGTATAAACTTTCCTTTTAGGGATTCGTTTAATGGTAAGTATCTTGATTTATCGGATACTAGTAATGAAGAAATTAGAAGTGATTTAATTCATTTATTGCTAACCCGTAAGGGTAGTAGGTATTTTTTACCTGAATTTGGAACTCGTTTATATGAGTTGATATTTGAACCTATGGATGGTCCAACATTTGCGAGTATTGAAGATGAGATTAGAAAATCTGTTGAACAATTTATACCGAATTTAAGAATTAACAAAATCACCATAACTGCGGCATCGGATGAAGAGGAAACTTTATTGGTGTCAAATATTGGGAATACATTTAATCAGGAGTTGTATATACCTAATCAAGCAACATCGGAATATACTGCTAGAGTTAGAATAGATTATACTATTACATCTGATGTGTTTAGTCCTAGTGATTTTGTAATTATCAATATTTAATATTATGGCAAATAAAAAAATATCATATGTTCCTCGCGACTTTCAAGAGTTAAGAGATGAGTTGGTTGGATATGTTAGCACATATTACCCCGAATTAATTCAAAACGTTAATGACGCTGCGTTATTTTCGGTTTTTTTGGACCTAAACGCTGCGGTTGCGGATAATTTACATTATCACATTGACAGAAGTATTCAAGAAACAGTTCTTCAATATGCTCAACAAAAAACGTCAATATATAATATTGCAAGGACGTATGGTTTAAAGATTCCGGGGCAGAGACCATCTGTTGCCTTGGCTGATTTTTCAATTACGGTTCCTGCGTTTGGTGATAAGGAAGACACTAGATATTTGGGTATGTTAAGAGCGGGATCACAGGCGGTTGGTTCGGGACAAGTTTTTGAATTGGTTAATGATTGTGATTTTTCATCACCCTTCAATAATGAGGGGTATCCAAACCGATTAAAGATTCCAAACTTTGATGCTAATGGAAATTTAATTAACTATACAATCACAAAACGTGAAGTAATTGTGAATGGTATTACTAAGGTATTAAAGAAGGTTATTAATACATCGGACGTTAGACCATTTTTGGAGGTATTTCTTCCCGAGAAAAATGTTTTGGGAGTCACTGCAATCATTCAAAAAGATGGTACATCTTATGTTAATACACCATCAAATCAAGACTTTTTAACTTTAGAGGGAAAATGGTATGAGGTTGATGCGTTAATCCAAGATAGAGTGTTTATTGAGGATCCCACAAAAACATCTGACAATCCCGGTGTTAAAGTTGGGCAATATATTCAAACGGATAATAGATTTATTACAGAATATACACCCGAAGGGTATTTCAAACTAACTTTTGGTGGTGGAACTAATTCTGCAGAAGATCAATTAAGAGAATTTACAAGATTGGGGGTACCGATTAATTTATCAAACTATCAAAATACTTTGGCGTTGGGTAATGCACCGACGGTAAATACAACATTTTTTATTCAATATAGAATAGGTGGTGGTTTATCATCAAACATAGGTGTGAGTGCTATTAATACACTTGGAACTATTGATTTTAGTGTGGTTGGTCCATCACAAGATATTAATACGAGTGTTGTTAATTCATTGAGGGTTAATAATGTTACCGCTGCGGTGGGTGGTGCTAACCAACCAAATATTGAAGAAGTTAGAAATTTTGTTTCATATAACTTTGCGGCACAAAATAGAGCGGTAACAGTTAATGATTATGAAGCAATAATTAGAAAAATGCCATCTAAATTTGGTGCACCGGCAAAAGTGGCAATAGTTGAAGAAGATAATAAAATTAAAATACAAATATTATCTTATGATACTACAGGTAAATTAACGCAAACAGTATCAAACACATTGAAAAATAATTTGGCAACATATCTATCAAACTATAGAATGATGAATGATTATGTTCAAATTGATGTTGCCGAGGTTTTAGATTTAGCGGTTGATTTATCAGTTGTTTTGGATGGGGCACAAAACCAAGGTGTTGTGGTTTCATCTATCATTGATTTAATATCCACATATATGAACCCACTTACAAGACAATTAGGTCAAAATGTGTTTGCTTCGGATATTAATAGGTTAGTCCAAGCCCAAAACGGGGTTATTTCTGTATCGGATATTAGTTTCTATGGTAAGGTTGGTGGTGAATACAGTTCATCCGAAACATCACAACCGTATGAGGATGATACTACCAAAAAAATTGGATTGGTTGATCAAACAATATTTGCAACACCATCACAAATTTATCAAGTTAGATATCCGAATAAAGACATTACGGTTAGGGTTAAGAATTTAACTCAGGTAAGTTTTTCATAAGATACACTTTTATATTTATTAAATTATTTTTTGAAAATGGTGTATAAACTATTTATTCAAAAAGAGATTTAATGTCAAATACATATAGGATTCGTACTGAAGTAGGAATTGATCAAAATATTAAAATCAATTTAGAACAGGATTATGAGTTTTTGGAGATACTTTCTTTGAAAATTCAACAAGCAAATGATTATACGAGATCCTGTGCTGATTATGGGGTTGTTGTTGGTAGGGTGATTGCCAACGGAGGATTAGGGATACCTAATGTTAGAATATCTGTATTTATTCCGATTACTGAGGCGGATACTCAAGATCCTGTTATTTCCGCTCTTTATCCATATACTCAAGTATCGGATATTAATGAAGATGGTTATAGATACAATCTATTACCTTATATTCAGTCGTATGAAGGTCACACACCGACCGGAACTTTTCCATCGGAAACTGACGCATTAACCGATCAAACGGTTATTCAAGTATATGATACCTATTACAAATATGTGGTAAAGACAAACGAGAGTGGGGACTTTATGATTTTTGGTGTTCCTATTGGTGATTACGTTTTGTTTATGGATATGGATGTGTCCGACATTGGTGAGTTTTCATTATCACCACAAGATTTAATCCGAGCAGGAAAAGCAACGCCCGAACAATTGGATGGTATCAAATTTAAGAGTTCGACAAATTTATCGGAATTACCTCAAATAATTACATTAGCAAAAAATATTCAAGTAGAACCATTTTGGGGTGATAGTGAAGTTTGTAATATTAGTATTACAAGAAAAGATTTTGATTTAAGAAAAGAATTTGGGTTGAATATAAATCCAACCGCGACCTTTATGGGGTCAATCTTTTCCAACAATGATGAGGATGCTATCAATAGAAGTAAAAGAAATAATTCGGGAGACAGTAATGGATGTAAAACGGGTAAAAGATTAGGTAAGTTGTGTAATGCGACAGTAGGTCCGGGTCAAATACTATCAATTCGTCAAACTGTTGGATTAGACGTGAATGGGTTTCCTGTTTTAGAACAATTCAATTTAGAAAACAACGGAAAAGTTATTGATGAAAACGGAACGTGGTTAATTGAGATTCCTATGAATATGGACTATGTTACCACAAATGAATTTGGTGAAAGAGTGATAAGTAAAGATCCTACAGTTGGTATTCCCACAAGTGCGAAATATAGATTTAAGGTATCTTGGGATCAACCAAGGGGTTTTGAAGTGGGTATTAAACGAGCAAATTTCTTAGTTCCAAACATTAAAGAACATGGTTGGACAAGTTCAAGTGTGGATCCTGCAAAATATACAAGTAACCAAAATAATGTTCCCGACGATCCTGCTGCGTTTTTGGCGGTAAAAAAATCATATGCTTTTAGTTTGGATTGGGATGATTATTATGATGTTGATGCTGCTATAAATTGTGAGGACACTTTTTATAAATTTGAATATAATAAAATTTATACTATTTCTCAATTCATTGATTATTATAGAAAAGGTGCAAACAGACAAAGATTTATTGGTATTAAACAAGTTACCGATCCGACGTGTGAAGGTGAGGTTAATAAGTTTCCTGTGACCGATGCGTTTAGAGATAATAATTTCCAAATTATTATTGTAAATTTCTTTTTAACAATACTTGGTTTATTAATTGTTCCTTTAACTATTGCATTACATATTTTGGTTCCTATATTTTATTTTGTTCAATGGTTGTTGTGTAACTTTGTTAAGGGTATTGTGAATGTTATTAATATATTAATTGGTTTTTTACAAAAATTAGGATTTAGCACTAAAAAATTAGATAGAGTTGATTGTCCAAATATTAATGTATTAACAAAAGGGTTAGCACTTTCCAACCTATCATATCCCGATTGTGAATCGTGCGATTGTAGTCAAACCGATCAGGATGAATATTCCGATTCAAGCACATCTAATTGGACCGAGGGTAATGTTGTTTCGGACATTGCTCAATTATCAGACATTTCTATATACGATGTTAATAATTTGGGACTTGCCGATGATAGTCAGAAAAACAAAGTATCAAACATAATTGCGGGTAACCAAGAGGTATCACCTGGTTTGAAAGTTCCTGTTTCATTACCCGATGGTTGGGAAAATATTAATGATTGGAGAAGTAGGGATTTAACATTGGCAGAAAGAATTAATTTATTTAATACGAAATCTAAATTTTTTAATAATGATGTTGCTGCATTTAATTTTGGTGATGGTGTAAAGGGTTTGAATCAAATTAAAGTTACGATTAGACCCGACTTAACTGCGAACACAGGTAAATTCCACTATGACAATGTAATTGCAGTTATGGTTAATCCTGGCGCGTTGGATAACTATGTTCCCGGAACTATATTATCATTCGTTGATCCTACATTAAGTAATGACCCAAATCCTATGGTAACATATACGGGTACAACTCAAACGGGTACGAGTGGTAGAACTGTTAATAAGACACAATTAACAATAAGTTATGCTAATCCTGCATCGGACACTGCGCCCGAATTAACAACAACATATGCGGTAACTCAAACCGATGAAACAAGGCATTTGAGATTTGCCGCTGACATTGAATATTTCCAAGTGATACAAGGATATAAGATTTCGGATATATTAAATAATCCTAATCTTAATACGTCATTTAACGTTAGCGATATTAACAATAGACACGGATTCTTTTGGGAGTATGTTTATAACTCATCCAAAGTTTTTAGGGGTTCAGATACTAACAATCCTATAATTTTGAATCCTATGATGCAAATTCAAAATTACCAAGATTATGTAGTATTATTTTTGGTAAGGGGTGTTGATCCGAACTCTCAAAAAATGAAAGTGTCCTATGATTTATCAAGAATGTTTTCTAAACCATATGGAACTGTTGTTGTAACGGGTGATTATAAACTTAACCATCCGATTAGAAACAGACAGGTAAATGCCGGTTCTTCATTAAGATTACCTAACCATGATTCAATAACGACAAATAGTACGGTTAGTAACGGACAACGAGTATTCTTTCCCTCATTCTCAATTTCGGCGACAACGTTCATACCATATCAAACGGGTAATCTTAAATATTATTCAGCATTGGATATTAATACGATAACTAATGGTTATTTGATTGATAATTCTTTAAGTAATACAAACTTAACAACGGGTGAAATTAATTATAACTTGGCTTATTTTTATTTGACAGCACCTAATACTAGGAAAAACAAATTAGTTAATAATGGTAATAGTTATAGAGGGTATATTCAGGATGAATATGTTGATGGTGGTGGTTATCAATTTTATGATAATACAGCACAATATTGGGCACCGACATACGGAACTCTAACAACCACCGTTTCATCACAATCTTATTTAGTTTTAAGAACGGATAGGTTACCTACATCATCAAATGTTGAAACTTATGGTAATAATGGGTATGCGTTGATGCAAAACAGAAACTTCTTTATTCAAATCTTTAATGAGGATGGAAGTGCGGTTCCAAATCCGGGATCATCTGCCGATCAAATTTTATATAATCCGACAGAAGATAAGGATGATAGTCCCGATGATATTCAAATCATTACTGCAACTACAGCGGCGTATTCTTGTGAAGGTATGACTGCTATGGATTGTTTAACATCGGTGAATGGTGAATTCACATTACTTCCTTCTTCGGGTGAGTGTAATACGAATGTTAGAAACAAGTTGGTGGTTACTCAGGGATGTTATAGATTGGTTACGGCACCTATTGTTTCATTGTTTGGTAGAAATAATGATATTAAATTGGCAACCGAATGGTTAAGTAGGTTTAGAATAACAAACGCTGCGTGTCAAGGGGCGTTTGCACATAGTTTCTTTAATTCTTGGGTAAATGGAACATTGTTTATGTATCCATACAAGAACGACAGATTTTTTGATGGTAATAATAATCCTTATTTTAGGTATTGTACCGACACTATATTCCAATATAGTGGATCTACAACCAAGAGATCTTTCTATTATAGATCATCACCTTATAATGATAATACTAATAAATTTATAGGTAGGGAGACGGATTATAATAGAGGTTCTAATACTAAAAATTTGATGTCACCTACAACTATATTGGATTTAGGACCTAAATTTTCTTGGAGTAGTCAAATAAATTTGGGACCACAATATGAAGGGTATATTGCCAATAGGTTACAAACAACATCATTCTCAAGTATTGATGATTTATTGTTTTTGTTTTTATCGTCAAGATTAATGAACAGCACGTTCTTTGGTAAAGCGTTTGGATTAGGTGCCGGTAGTATTGAAGCGTTCTTTAACCGACAGGAAAAGGTAAATGGTGATTATGCTCAAATGTTGCAAACTAATAGCACGTTTGGTATTAAACCGTTTGATTTTGATGCTTATCAAGATTCGAGTGACAGTCCGATTTATGTTGATACTAATGTGTTTGGCGTGTTTTATGATAGTGAAACGGAAACAAGAGATTTGGTAAGTCCAAAAAGATTGGTTAGATTACAAACGCCATCTCAGATCTTCGCCGATTATATACCGACTAACTCACAAGAGGTTCCATTTTACTATTGGACTTTAGATTTAGAGGATGGTGTTATTTTCGGTAGTGAAGATAATACATGGGTGACAGATTCGGCGACATTTTATAGTAAAAAGTACCAACAATTAGATAGAACGAACGCACCTTATTTTCAACCGAGTCCAAACAACTATGAAGATAGAAGAGGGTATATTTATCAAAAGGATAATAACGGTAATTACTTCGCAAGAGTTGTTCCCGGTTCCAATAATTCTAAAATAATTCAGGGTAACCCTTGGTATTTTTATTTTGGGTTAAAAAAGGGAAAAACTTCTTTGGATAGATTTTTCGCATTATACGTAACAGGTGAAATAGATAATGATTAATAATTATACCATATTACAACCAAGTTCTAACTTTGCATCGGCACCCGAGACAGATATCTTAGTTCCGATAAATTTAGAAAGTTCTCAGAGGGAGATTAATGAATCCGACAGGAATACTTATGTTAATTTACAAGAACTTTATAATAATGAACGTCAAACTTGCACAATATTTAGACCGACTTATAAGTTCTCGTTTATATACGACAACAACTTGGTTGGTTATGCTAAGTATAACCCGTTTAGGGATAGTTTGGGTTATGTTAATCAAACACAATCCTTATTGAATGGTCAATGGAGTGGATATCCTAGTCATTCAGAGTTTGATGTTATAAGATATGATACAGACAATCAACACGTAACATATAAACCGGTAAGTGCGACATCATATAATTGGAATTTTTATATTTCCTATGTTTTTTCATCTTTAACTAATTATAATTTAACACATTATTTTGGTGATGATGACTTGGTTACTTGGAATATTTCGGATGGATTACCATTCAAAATAACAACAAATATTTACAATGGATTACAATATATTTCGTTTAATTGTCCAATGCCACACGGATTAAGTGTTGGGGAGTCGGTTAAATTATCTCTTACTTATGATGACGTTAGCACTTTTCAAGTGGATCTATTGGGTAATGAACAATATGGTAGTGATAAATATGTTTTCAACATTATTGATGTTGGTTATACAGGATTTACATTCTCAAATGGTGCTAAAGGAACTTTCAAACGTGTTATAAATTCTGAAAACCCACAAGATTCCACATCTAATTATTACATTAGATTACACAAAATATTAAAAACACCTTCTCAAATGCAAATAACAAAGGCAGGATTTGAGGAGAACCCGTTTAATAAAAAACAGAAATATGAATTTTCCGCATTAACACCAAATGGGGTTGGAAGAATATCTACACGACAATTCACAAACTCTTATGTGGTTACACCGAAAAGCGATGTTGATACTTTAGGGCTAGTGGATAATCATCAAATACCGATTACAGAATTATACTTATCAACAACGTTTAAAGGTTATATGGGTTGGTTCAATAAACCAAGATTTGGTAATTTTGGATTAAAGAAAGGATGGGGTTACAGTATTTTTTCGGGTAATACGTCAAGATGGTGGGATGATACCAACAATAGTAATGTTGAAGATATTTCATTGAATTCATATAGAGTTACTACGGGTGGTACCAATTATGATTTTTATTATCTATCGGAGTTATCTGAAGGTGATATAATTCATGGTGACATTTGTGAATATAATAACACCGAATTGGTTGAAATAGTTAGATCAAACTATTTTCACAAATTAAATTTTAATCCTGATTTATTTGATGTGAGTTCAACCCAAACAACAAATCCTAGTGGTTATTATTATTCGGTACATCAACCATTGAAGATAAGGGAATTATCATCTTACATTGAATCTAGTGACTCTACGGGAACTTTTGGGGTTCCTAACTACGCTTATTATTCCAACACTAATGGTAATTTAAGTTTTAGAGAAATATATGATTATGGGTTCATAGATAATGAAAATAATGGTGTTGATTTTCCGTTCTTAAATCAATCTCATTATCCCACAAATGTAGGAATATTTAGATTAATACCCGAAGGTGGAAACTTTGAAATGGTAGTTTCCGACCTAATAACCCAACCCTTAAATGATGATTGTGAATAATTTTACTTTTAATAGAAATGTGGTTCCTACTGATAGGGAAATAATATTACCGATATCTAATGATTTTGATTATTATGGTATTAATGAGGCTTATCAGGAATTTGAAGATAGTGTATTATCTCAATTATTAAGATCGGATGATGATTTCGAGGTTAATCGTTTTTGTCATGGTGAAAATCCAAATGGGACAACAAGTATTGATTATGAATTTAATTTCTTTAGTGGAGGAACAAGTGTTACAGCAACCACTTCTTCGGATTCTAATTTATGGGTTAATACTTATCAAACTTATTTTACTGCATATAACATTTATAATGTTTCACCAGCGTTTGATAAAAGTTTCTTCAAGTTAGATTTTTATGATAGTCCATCAACAACTGATCAAAAATTATATTTTTCTGTAATAATACCAACACAACAAGGTGAGACACAATCCGCAATATTATTTAATTCAAAAACATTGGATATAAGAAAACCTTATTTTTCTTTAGATTATATTGGTGATAAAGAGGGGTTTTTCCTTTATTGGTTAAAGAAGAGATTATATGTAAATGTTGATACGTTTTATGTTAGTGCTAAGTTTTATAATGCGGATATTGGACAGTTTATTAGGTTTATGAATACACCACAGAGTAATATTCCGGGACCTGTGAAGTTTAATTTCGATAGTACAAACTATTTTTATTATAAATACGTATTAAATTATGATGACCAAACGTATAAGGCGTATGGTTATCCTGTTGAAAATGAGGTGGGTAGTAGTTCTTCACCGATAAAATGGTATGAATATATTAATCCATAATGGAAAATTATTATAAAATACAGATTGGTCCTCAAGTTTTGGATACATTAGTTCATTACGTGAATTATAGTGGAACAAGTGTGGGGTATTATTCATCGGTAACTGCGATGATGTCGGGTGGAACTAGTGGGACTTCATTATTCACGGGAATGACAATTCCTGTATTATTAACTCAAACTGCGGTTGATTGTGGTTTTTATTCGGTTTTTGATGGTAACTTATTACAACGTGATACGGTTACTAACTTTTTATTTTCAGCAACGACCGGAAACCCATACACCTATTTCTTTTACAATACATCACAATCGGGATTAAGATCGTTTATTGAAAATTCATCATACAGTGTTGATTGGGGTGACGGTAGCTCACAGACAATATCTACATTTTATCCCGAACCTATATCACACGATTATCCACAAACACCTGCGTTTTATACAATCACATTAACACAAAACAATCAATGGGGTAGTATTAGCGTGGAAAAACAAATCCAAGTTCCATATACGTTAGCGTATGATCCGGATCCTACGGGTATTGCTTATTTCACGTCTAATGTTGGGTCTTGGTCTGCAACACCCGTATCTTATGCGTTTGTATTCTCGGGGGATTCTGAAAATAGTGTTGAGGCACAAGCTACGGTATTAACAAATGGTATTCCTAATGTTGTTTCGGGTTTTTCAAAATCGGAATTACGTTCTTTGAAGTTGTATGGACCACAACCTTATTTAGAAAATGTTCCTGTGATTAAGAATGGTTCGGAATATGGGTCAATAACTGAGATAACACCTGGCTATACAGCATACACTATACAAGGAACTAATTATATTGATTATCTTGATGGTACGACAATTTATGTTGCGGTTTCTTCGGGATTAACATCGGATTGGTTACAAGCAAGACCTATTGTTAAAGACGAACTTTTACTAAAAACATGGGGGGAACCCGTGGTTAGTAGTTCAATAATTGTGGATAGGGGTAAGTCCAGCCCATTCCAAACAATATTAAGAATTGCCGAGGTGGATAACGTTGGTGATTTAGAGAAATATGGATATGGTTTTTTTAATGTAAAAACCGACCAATAATGTATTTATAAAATAGTAAAAACAATATAATGGCAACAGGAGTTTATGGAACTTTAAGATCCGCTGATGTGAGCCCCGAGGATGTAGAAATTATTATGAATTATACACCGAGTAGGGACACTACAGATAATTTTACAATAACTAAGTTAGATGCGGCTAGTATCTTAAGACCTTATTTTAGTAATAGCGCTATTGGGGGTAGTAGTAATGAGATATTAGGTGGTTTGTATAATTTAAGATTACCGGCAGATCAATTTAATTCAATCGGGATTTATACTTTATATATCCGACCCGCTCAAATTAGAACATCAATCACTGATTGTTCGGTTTTGGCGGCACTTCCTAACGTAAAGGGGATAATCATTGACCTTAATAACGTTCCTGTTCAATATAGAAGTAAATTTGTATCACAAGGTTTGGTTGGGTTTAGAGTTGAGTATTTGAATAATGATGGAAGTAAAATTCCTAATTTTTTTAGAATAGTAACTTCTAACTTTTTTTGTGAGCCGATCGTTCAAAATATTGGAAATAGTTCAATCACAGCAACAAGATATAGATATGTGGATGGTGCAACAAATTTGATGTTTTGCACACTTTCACCATCATCACAACCAACAAACAAACCAAACGCGATTCCATTTATCGGACAACCGGGTCAAAGTATTATCTTTTCAAATACATTTTTCAATCCTGTGACATTAGACGTTGAAATTGTTGAAGACGATATTAAAACATTGGCGATTGCTCTTTATGGTAATCAAACAAAATCTTTGGAAGATGGTATTTACACGATTTATGATAGATCGGATAATATCTTCAGACAATACAACCTTTATGAGGTTAAGGATGACTTTAATAATTTATTATATGAAGTTCGTGAAAATAGAAATAATAACATAGATTTTAGTAAAAACTTTAGTAATATAACAACCTAATGGCAGTTAATAAAATAATAACACCACCACAAACAGGATCAGGAGCGGATAACACTTTTGATAATCTGGTTGGTGTGCAATTGGTAGATGGGGGTGGTTTAACTTCGGGTAATTTTACTTTTACAACATCGGTAAAACAAAAAAGTAGTAGGACGTTTAATATTGGAACGTTTTCAGAACCTATATCACTTGAAACTTTATCTGTTCAAAATACGGAAGAGTCAAGAATGTTGTTGGCGAAAGAATTTAGAGTTTATCCAAATTTTGATTTGTCCGAGGTTACTAACTTCACAATATATGGGTCATTAACTAAAAGGTTGGCGGTTTCAATAACTAAGATTTTAGGTTATTTTCCCGCATCTATGGATATTGATCAAACAAGATATGATTTATCAACAGGAACGACAGCATTTGATATGTCGTATGATTCTCAGGACGTTGAAACGACAATGAGTATTGATGCTAGTATTATAAAAAACCCTTTTGATATTGATTTTACAACAAATTCATTAAACAATCTTGCGGCTAAAGAAACACCAACATCACCTTTAAGGGATTTTACAAACAATTATAGAAAATATTCATTATATGCTAATGGATATGAATATCCCATAACCTATATTGTTCCTACTACAAGTATTTCTGCGGGGACCTTACAGATTGTCGTTAGCGGACAAGCATTTACAAGCACAACGACTACGGATTCTTTGAAAATAAGATTGAGCTCCTATTATACCGAAATGACATTTTCGGAGGCGTTTGATGAGGTTGAGAGATTCTTGTTAAATAGATTATCAAATCCACCATATACTGCAACATTTAACGTTCCGAGAGAATCCGATGACGGGGTTCTGTATGTTCAAGGACAAAATGTTACTTGGCCGTTGGACGGATCGTGGAACTTAGATATTAGAACTAGTGTTTTTGACGACTATGTTCTTGCAATATCAGAAATTGCTGAAAGTTTTGATAGTCAAAAAACAAATTTGATTTCAAGATTCTTTGTTACCGAATCATTAAAAGAGTTTGATACTTCAGAACAAAAAGTTGAGAAGGTTTTACAAATTTATGGTAGAGGTTTTGATGAAGTTAAAAAATTCATTGATGCTTTGGCATATATGAATAACGTTTCATACAATCCAGGTAACGACATACCTTCCGCACTATTAAAAAACTTAGCACAAACACTTGGATATAATATAAATGTTTCACCAATTTCGAGTTCTGATTTTCTAAGTAGTGTGTTTAATACTAATGGAGCTATACAATATAGTGGGTATAGTAGAAACTTAACACCAACCGAATTAAATTTTCAATTCTACAGGAATTTAATATTAAATGCGGCATATCTTTTCAAATCAAAAGGAACAAGAAAGGCTATTGAAGGGATTATGAAGTTAGTAGGGGCACCTGATTTTCTAGTTGAATTTAACGAGAATATTTACTTGGCGGATCAAAAAATCAATATGTCACAATTTGACACACAATATGCTGAAATTGAAACAGGATTTTTTGAACAAGATTTTCCTCAATTTATTGAGGGTAATACATATACAATTAAGGGTACAACATATTCTGCATTTACATCTACAACATCACTTAGTTTTGCAACCGAAAGTAGGAATGATTATCCGATAGATAACGAAGGTTATCCATATTTTAATGCTACGGGATCAACATTTTTCTTCCAAAAAGGAAGTGGGTGGTTTGAATCTACACCATCACATAGAAGTCCTGAAGTTGTTAATAATACTTTATCGGTGTTTAGTGGGACAAACCCTAACATTCAAACATCATTATCGCCATTTACATATGGTCAAGATTATTTGAATCAATATAGAACATTCCCTAATATGCATTTAGGTTTTACGTTGAGAAAAGTAACTGATAATAGGAAAAGTTGGAGTGTTGATGATCTTGGATTAAGGGTTGGTGATCAAGGTGGGTATAATGCTTATTATAATATATCTAATGATAAATTAGCAATTAATGTTAAGAACGTTGATTTATTTATGAACCCATCACAGGGTATAGTTTATGATGTTTGGAAAATGTCAAACAAGTTTAATTATCCTATACCATCATCGGGATTGAGCTCACCATATCCGACACCGGGTAATATGGATTGGACTTTTGTAAATCCACAACCACAAACAAAAACATTTTTTGAGTTCGCTCAATCTTTTTGGCGTACCATGATTAATACTAGAAATAGACAATGGATCACGGGGGGTAATACCAACGCATATCCTACATTATCACAAGTTTTTTGGAATTGGTTACAATCTGAAAATGTTGGAGTATCTAATGATAATTTTACATATCAAAGTTTATCTGATTATGTTGATGGTATTGGTTCTTATTGGATACGAATGGTAGAACAATTTATACCGGCATCTACCTTGTGGAATACAGGTACTAAATTTGAAAACTCAATCTTTCACAGACAAAAGTTTGTATATAGAAGACAAAGAGGTTGTCAATTGGTTCCTGTAACTAAAGCGGGATGTCGTGCGATTGGAACATTATTTGGGTATGATTGTATTACTAAGACATCAACATGTAACACATATCCAACTGAAGCGTTTTCGGCGATATTATATGAAACATTAAACAATTATGTTGCAACATTGGGTAAAACTTTAACAGATTGTATTACAACAACGGTTTCTGTTGGTTGGTATGTTAATATCCAAGAAAATGGAACAACAATTGCTAATGATAAATTTTATACAACAACGGGTATAAGTGATGCTCCAACTAACACAGATTGGAAAAATGCACTAACAAACACTCTTAATACTTTAATTGATGATGGTTATTATTATACTTTCTCTACTGAAGGTACAACTCTAACAATTAGGAGATTAACATGTGAAGATGAAACCATAAACTTAAAAGTTAATGTTGGTATTGACTTCAGTATTTTCTGTAACTAATGAGTGCAAATTTTAATTATTATTTAAGCGTAACGGGTGATTGTAGTAATACTAATTTCGGTGCGGCAAAAATAAATGTGGTTCCCGGTTCGGGGGTTCCACCATTTACGTTTAATTGGTATTACGATAGTCAATATACCGTTCCATTTTCACCGTTAAATTCTTCATTAAGAACGGGTTTATCGGCAGGAACATATTATGTTAGAGCCACGGATGCTCAAAGTCCCACAAATCAATTCTTAGATATTAATGTTAATATATCTTCGGGACTTTGTTTATCGTTTAGTACGGTTAGTGCTTCTACATGTGGTGAAGCGAATGGTATATTAACGGTTACAGCAACAACAAATATCTCGGATGTTGATTTTGTTTTATATAAAGGGAGTGCGGTTTTTGATTCCAAAACAACGGATAATTCAACATACACATTTACTAATTTAGGGACAGGGATTTATTATGTGTCGGGTTGGAGTGCGGGTTGTACTGCAACCACAGAAACGTGTATCATAGAAGATAGTCCGAGTATTTCTTACGGATTTGTAATAACGGATAGTTCTCAATGTATTACATCAACAGGAACGATTTCTATAACTGGTGAGACAGGTACGGAACCCTTCACTTATCTTTGGGAAGATAATGGATCTACGGGATCCACAAGAACAGGATTATCAGCGGGAACTTATTCTGTAACCGTTACGGATGGTAGTGGGTGTTCATTAACACAGGACGCTACCGTAGGAACCGTAAGTGTTGTTGGTGGTGTGTTTAGTTCAATAATCCAACCAACTTGCTTACAATCTAATGGTCAGGCAACATTGACAATATCGGGAGGATCTGCACCATATCAATTTTCGGCTAGTAATGGAACAATATCATCCACTACTGCGACAAGTTTATCATTTTCGGCTTTGAGTCCCGGAACCTTTAGTGTTAATATCACAGATGCGGGATTATGTGTTGCCACATTATCAACCACATTGGTTTCACCTGGGTCAATTAGTTCTGTAAGTATTGTTCCAACTAACTCTAACTGTGGTGCTAGTGATGGGTCAATAAAGGTTAGTGTGGATGGAGGAAGTCCTGCTTACACATATACATTAAAATTAAGTGGGATCACTATTTTATCACAAGTTACTAATTCCACACAATATACTTTTGAAGATTTAACATCGGGAACATATACAATAATTTTTAACGATAATAGTTCTTGTGGTTATACGGGAACAACAACAATTAGTAATAATGTTTCATTCGGTATAAATGTTAGTGCAACGGGTGATACGTGTAATAGTGGTGTTGGACAAGTTTATGTTGAAAAAACATCGGGAGGTTTGGCACCATTTAATTATGTTTTAAGTAACGGACAAAGTTTATTGGGAACCTCATTATCATCAACAACCTTTAGTAATTTAGTGTCGGGTAATTATACTATTTCTGTTACTGATAGTACAGGTTGTACTATTTCATCGGGATTTACAATTGGTAGTGATTCGGGATTGAATTTTACATTATATTCTCAAACTTGTGGTGACACCGGAAGTGGTGGAACGGTTACTGCGTTAATTACGCAAGGGTTACCACCATTTACATATACATGGTCATCAAATGTTTCGGGAACAACTACGGGTGGATTAGTTGCCACAGGATTAACTGCAGGGACATACACCTTAACAGTTTCGGGTTCTAATGGATGTACCTTAACAAGATCTACTGATGTTTCTTGTAGTGTTTTAAGAGCGTCATTCCAAACATATAGTGTGTGTGATTCCGACATGATAGTACAGGTTGGACAAAAAAGAGATATGTTAAGTATGGTGTATGAAGCGTATAGTGCTTTAACATCGGGAAATACTTATTGTGTATTTAATTCATCGGTATTTACTGCGGAAATAAGTGCAGGTACAACATCATCAAGTTCTACGTTTTATACGGGATATACACTTTCACAAGTTCCTTCGGATACTCTATGGTATGATACTGTTTCAAATCTGTTAGATGGTTTTCCTGATATTGCTTCGGTTAATGTTGATCAAAATACAGGACAAATAGTTGTTACAAGTTCTTCGGGTGTTGATACTTATTTTAATAAAGATTTAGTTATCAATTTAATAATTGATTTCGATATAAATTGTTTAACATAACATGGCATTAAATACAAAACAAGGTTGGAACTGGATTGCGTCACACGAAACGACTGGTAATAATATATGGATTACATTTAGTGGTGGGTCACCCGAAATTGTAACAAGTTCCATTGATTTTTTTGCAACTAATGGTGAGAGTGGGACCAGTTTTTCTGACGATAATGGTAAATTATTACTTGTTTCTGATGGTGTTACAATCAAAACATCGGGAGGAACGGACATTGCAACAGGTTTATCGGGAAGTGCTTTTTCGATGCAATCGGCAACTATTTTACAATCACCATATAGTTCGGATACGTATTATGTTCTAACAGTTGGTGTGGGTGCGGCGTTCACTGAAAATGGTTATGGTAACTCAAGTCAAGCATTAACGTATAATACACTCAAATATACTGGTGGAACATCACCATTTTTCCAAGTTATAAATACAAATGTTGAATTAGGTAATAGATCAACAACGGGGGGTGAAGCTAATTATCCGTTAGGTTCTAATAACGGATATGGTTATGCTGAGGTATTAACAACTGCCTTACATCAAAATGGTCAAGATCTATGGGTAATAACACCTAATTGGGGTAGAAATCAAATACATTCATTTCTAATTAATAATATAGGTATTTCGGGAACACCATATACCTCAACCACCGCTCAAGTTTTACAGGGGTATAATAATTATGGTCAAATAAAACCATCACCCGATTATAGTAAAGTTGCGATGGTTCTTGGTGATTCTTTGGCGGTACCATCATACACGGCTTACAGACCTGCTGTAAGTATTTTTGATTTTGATAGATCAACCGGTGCTTTAACTAATGAAAAAGTTTTATTGGGAAATACGGGTTATACGATATATGATATCAATGGTGCTAATCCCGAGGTTTTTGATGTTGGTGATGTTTTAGGATGTGAATTCTCACCCGATGGTAATTATTTATATGTTTCCGAATTTCAAACGTCTGCGGGTGGGAAGATACTACAATTTAATCTTAATACAACACCACCTGTAAGTGCGACAACCGTTACTGCATCAACAAATTATGCAACATTTGTTCAAACGGGTGGTAATAGTTTAGGTACTTTACACTTAGCGGTTGATGAAAAAATATATTTCACAAATAGAGGTACCACTGAGTTATATTATATTGATAATCCTAATGACCGATTATCGGCAGTAACTATTTCTAATTTTAATGCTAGTACGGGTGGTGGTGTTAATTTTAATTATGGATTACCAAACATTCCGCTTTTTGCGAATTTACCACCAGTTGTTACAGGTTGTACCGATGATAATTTTTGTTTCAATACTTCATTTCCGTCATTATCGGCGTATAGTGGGAATTATACAAAAAGCATAACATATTACAATGGTAAAAATATTTATAGTGGTGGGACAATATCTGCCGCTACAGTGTTTTATGATGGTAATAAATGGTGTTTATCAACATCTTTAGGTGGTTCTTGTATTTTAAGTGGTAAGCAACCATGTTCGACAGATTGTCCCGACATATGTGATAGTGTTTTTGATGTTAGTAGTTGTCCAACTCCAACACCAACCAAAACACCGACACCAACTCCAACTACAACACCAACTCCGTCAATAACGACGACGAATACTGCAACACCAACAGCGACACCTACTACGACACCAACATTTACACCAACACCTTCTACGACTTCACCCGCTGCGGTTACATTTACAATATCTGTAACAAGAACAAGTCCGAGTCCTACACCAACACAAACACCAACAAATACACCTATTCCAACAAGATCGGTTTCTTCAAGTGGTACTTCAATATATGAAATTGTAAATTCACCATTTATTTGTCCCGGTGGAAATAAAGTTCTTACTGATTGTTCGACGGGTGATGAATACATTGTTTCTGAAAATATTTCTATAACGGGTACGACAATTACAAGAGGTAGTATTTTTAGTGCTTATATTGATGGTATATCTACTTGTGTTACTTTAACAGATTATACTGACAACTCATCAAATGTTGTTTATGGAGGTGCTATTGCGTCATTCTCATCTTGTGTTGATTGTTTAACACCATCAACACCTACTCCTACACCAACGGTAACACCGACAAATACTGCAACACCAACACAAACACCAACACCTACTTTACCGGCAATCGGTATTTTAAGTTTGGCATCATCAAATGATACTTGTGAAAGTTATACAAATAGTGCAATAACTGCGAATAGGTTCTTCGGAATTATTAATGTTACAGGATCAGGTGCGACGGGTTCTAACTATATATACTCAATCAATAGTGGTGTTACATTCTCGTCTAGCACATTATTCTCGGGTTTATCAAGTAGTACATATGGAATTGTTGTTAGAGATAATATTACTAATGCTCAAACATCCGTAACACCGGTAACTATTACAAGACCAAGTTCGGCGAATACATTTAGTGCGATTACATCATTTGTTTGGAGTAGAACACCGATATTTGTATCGTCAGCGGCAACAGCATACTCCGTTGATATTACAGGTACGACATATCCGGGAAGTGCGATTACGGTAGTGTATTCGGGAACTGCAGTATTGAGTGGTTTAACTAACGTACCTACGGGAGCAACTTGGAATGGATCATTTAACGATCAGTGGGGTATGAGTTTTAACACTCAAACAGGTTTCTTCTCAGGTATGACAACACAACCATGGCAGGTTACGGCGAATATTATTAAGAACGGAAGTTTGGTTACGGCGACAACAAGAACCTTGGCGACAGCTTCAGGTGTGAATCCATCAGGAGGTACCTGTACAGATAGTGGATCAACAATATTTAATCAAGTTAGAAGAGCTAGTACCGGTAATTATCTGAGTGGTTCAGGTTGGAGACTTTCAAACTTGGCACCAACATCTGTTAGTGCGGGAGGATTTTTACCCTTCACATTCCAAAACGGCGATACCATAACACTTCAATTGACATATTCGGGTACAGTATTGTCGGTACCTAATTTACCGGGAGGATGTTCTCAAACTCTAACGGTTAGTTCAAACATCTTAGCAGCATATTTCACAACTGGTGCGGGTGTACCTAGTAATAATAATACGTTTGTTAGTTGGAGTGGTCAATGTGCGACTATTTCAGGAACTAAAATAATTACATCACCCACTCAACAATTCTTTACTTATACTGTAACATAAAAAAAATATGGCAACAACAATATCAGTTACTTCAATAACAGCGGTTCCACCGATTGACATTTACGTAGGAGATGCTTACGGGTCGTTTGTTTATTATTCAACATCAACGACCACTAATAATTTTACAATAAATGTTCCCGCACCATATGATACATTATCATTGCTTGGTGTTAAAATAGTGGATTCTCTTGGGAGTGTTGGAATACAAAATGAAATTCCACCATCTCAAACACCAACAGCGTCAATCACCGCTTCACCATCTCAAACACCTACGAATACACCAACAAATACAATGACACCAACAAATACAATGACACCATCACCTACTAATCCAACACAACAGATTAATATTCTGAAGTTTGATTCTAATGAAATAGGTGAGGGTCAATTTTATAATGGATCAATAATCAATGCTTCATTTTCAAATCTTTATTTAGTTCAAGGAGAAAATGTTAGAACTGATAATTTATATGATACTCAAAATCAAGGTCCTCCAGCACAAAATAAATTAATAATCACTGCAGTTGAGGCAAATGAATTTAAAATCAGAACTATTTATTCGCCTAATGAACAATATGATGTTGAAACGGGTTCGGGTGTTCACATACATCAATTAAAGAATTATGGCGGAACTTTAATTTCATTGTATGGTATAACTGCGAGTGGTGTTACCTCAAACAGTAATGAATGGGTTTGGACGGGTAATAGTATATCTACAAATAAGAATGATTATTATCAATTGGATCAAGGAACGTCGATTGAATATCCTTACAACACCACATATCCCGGAACGACTAATATTTGGTTTACAGCATCAACACCATATCAACCAAGAATTGTGAAACAATGTAACAATCCTGCAGAAACTAGATTAATTTATAATCAAGATCTATCATCATATAATAATGGTGATGTTATTCAAATTACAGTATTAGGTCCGGAATGTTACCAATTTGATGACACTTTAACTTCCGCAAATCAGGCTATTGACATTGGTGGTGAGACAATAACTCTTATTGGTGGTGGTTGTGGAGATCCTTCATGTCCATAAAAAAAAAACGACTTAATGATTATTTATTAGTATGGCATTTAGAAATAGATTATTTAATTTTTGTAGTAACCCCTCAGCCCAACTGTATGCGGTGGTTAATGACCAAGTGTTTGTTCCCGGTCAGGTTATAAGACTTGGAACTGGTTGTTGGACGGATGGTGGTTCTTGGGATGTTACTAACACTCAACCACAATTATTTTTTCCTTCTACACCATATTTTAATAATTGTACGGATTGTAACTCATCGGGAAGAGTTAGAGTTAAGTTTGTTCAGTGTAACGGAACAGCAATTAGAGAAGGGTTCATTGAATCTTCAACATTTCCGACAGGTGTTGTTGCGTTCTTTAATGGAACGGGTGATGATAATCTATGTTACTCGGCTAATAGTATTTCAACAAATACTTCGGCAAATGATACTTTAAGTTATACATCATTTAATAGTTGTGTTGCGTGTAATGAGTATGCTGCATCACAAACGGTTGTTTATACAGCAACTACTTTTGTAAATTGTTGTAATGCGTCCGATGTAAAAACATTTAATGTTAAAGTTTTGGATCTTTCAGAATACCCAACACCCGTTTATAGGTATTCGGGTTCTTGTTATCAATATTATCCTTCGGGAACTATTGGAACAATACAAGGTTATTTATCGGGATTATATTCTAATTGTCAATCTTGTTATAATGGTGGTGGTGAGGTAACCGCAATTGCTTGTCCTACACCAACACCAACACCAACAACGTCACCGACTATGACACCAACACCGAGTATTACCCCTTCTAATACGAGAAGACCTAATACAACACCGTCTAACACACCATCAACAACTAATACGTTAAGTGCTACGGGTACAAGACCATTAAGACCTTCAATCATATCAGATTGTAAGGTTAATAATGTTGTGGATTTAACGGTATCTTGTTCGGGTACTAGTGCATCGTCATCAACAACACCCGATGGAACAATTACTTTAACCATTTATGGTGGAACGGCACCATATACCACAACTTGGTCCGATGGTGGTACGGGAACGTATAGAGTTGGATTGTTACCGGGTGATTATGTTGCGACTACGGTAGATTATTATGGTGATTATACTGCGGTAACAACTTGTACGATCATTAGTTTAACACCAACACCAACAGTTACGCCTACCCCAACAATTACACCTAGCACAACACCTGCAGTGGTACCGACCATTTGTTTAACATTACAAAGTGATGCTATTACTTCGGCTGTGACGTTTAACTCTACTTATTTCGTAAATGGAAGACAATCGTGGAGTGCGTCTACAGGTGGAGGAACGTGGAATATTAGATGGTCAGGTACTAGATGGGATTTGGTTCAAAACACATATTTATCGACACAAATATATTCAACATCAACCTCTATCGTTCCAACAAGTGGTTGGATTGTTGGTGGTTATCCTGTTTTCAGTACTGCTGTTGTTGTTACGGGAACATGTACGGCATCAACACCAACGGTTAGTGTGAATATTACCGATGACACTTGTTATGCTACACCATCAACACATTATGGTGCAATCTTGGTGATTGGAAATGGTGGAACACAACCTTATTTATATTCAGTAAATGGTGGTTTAACTTATCAAGCATCACCGTATTTCTCAGGGCTTTCAAATGGTACCTATCAAGTTAGATTGAAGGATGATGATAACAATGTTGTTAGTACAACTGCGGTTGTTGGTAGTCAGCCATTAACGACCTATGAATTAACGGCAAGGTTGGATTCACAACAAAATAATTTCCCACCAATTGGACCTGGTAATTCTTTTGTTCAACAAGGTAGTGGGTATCGTAAATATACCATTTTAGGTACCGATCAGATTCCTGTAGGTGCGACAATACCGGTTGGTTTGACTATTCAAAAATCATTCACATATCAAAACGTTCAAACAGGATTTGCTTATACATTTAATGTAACTCCGGTGGTTAAGGTAAATGGTGTTGCACAAACAATTACTACAGATCCTACAACTAATTTCCCGATGCCTTCTTATTGTAATTTAACGAATAGAGAATTTAAGGGTGATTTAACATATATAAGATCCTCATTTAATATTCAAAAGGACGATGTTGTTACTATTGAATATAATGCTAACTATAACGCAACAATAACAAGAGATGGTTATATTTCTACAACTTGTAGGAATAACATAAATGTTAATGTAAATGTGGATGTAAGATTTACTCAAAGAAGAATAATAGATTGTAAAGTAATTGGAATGGGTATTGCAATTTCTAATCCATTCGGTGCTCAAATTTCAAATTACTAATTCATAATAATTATAGATATGTCGTATATAATAAAATCAACTTCAGCTTTAATTACGAGTATCTTAACGGATGCTGGTAGAAATAAATTATCACAAGGTAATTTTAACATTAGTTATTTTCAAGTCGGAGATTCCGAAGTGTGTTATGGTTGTGCCACAGGGTTTAACCAAAAGAATGGTAACGTATTACAACCAAACTTTAATGACCAAAATAATACAGGATCGCCTCAAAGCACAAAAAACTATGTTAAATATCCTTTCTATTTGGCGGGAAGTAGTGGATTGACATATGGAATACCGTTTAACGCTTCACAATCAACACAAGTTTTTAATACTGCAGAACCATTAGGGTTTTTCAGTGGATCAAGTGCTTTTACAACAAGTTCATATACGATTAATTCACAATATCGCGCATCAACATTAAGTGGTGGAACAACATTACGTGGTGTTAGTGATGGTTGTGGAACAACAAGTACGATTTCTGCGGGAACATTCTTATTCTTATTCACCAACAATTCGGGTTGTGGAACAATTACAGGAAGATCACCCATGTTTGTTTATCGTGTTCAAAGTGCGAGTACAGGAAACGTTGTGGTAGATAGAACATTACCAAATTATACAGCATTCACTTGCTCATCAAGTAGAATGATAAATTACCCATCTACTTTTACACCGTTCTACGATTCAGAAACACCATCATATTATTGGAGTACGGACGCTATTAATTTTGAAACACCTTGTGATATTTCTCAGGATTATCCAAAGGTTTGGAATATGTCTATAGTTTGGAGTGAGAATTTTGCAGGATATATCAATGGTTTTAATAATAGTTATGAGAATTATGGAACTGTTGGTTATTTAGGAACAAAAGAATATTTAGGATATCAATCATCATCGGGACAAACAGTCAATACTGGAACATCATACTATAATTCATTCTCGGAAAAAATTAATGTTGATCCCGAAATGCAAAGAGCAATCGCTATTGTTCATTATACTAATCAATCTATTGATAATTTTTATGGTGAGAAGTTTGCAACAGAACCTTATGATGTTGATGCAGATCCAACAGGGTTAGCAAGAAACTTTAGTGTTGAAATTCCTTGGTTGATGTGGCATAAAAATAGTGGTGGAACGATCGGTCAAACTTTCTATATTGATCCTACAGGTTTTACATCAGCTAATCTTGCCGAGGTAAAATATTTAACATCTATTAAAAATACCGACATGAATAATCCCGGTATTAGATATTACGATTTGTGGGATAATAAACCAAATAGTAATGGTATTCCTAATCGTGTTGGTAAGGTATTTCCCGATCATAAGATGGTTGTATTTGATGATCAAGAGATTATTGCTGCGATGTCTTATGCTTCTAACAGGTCTTGGACACTACCGGTACCCAAAGTATCAAGAATAGTTCCTAACGTTTGTGCGGGTGGAGGACAAGGTTCTACGGGTGTTTTAACATCAAGTTCCGATACGATGTATGTGACGTATAGATTTAACTCTACGGGTGGAACTTTTACCAATTCATTACATTGTAATATCTATTCCAAAGTCAGTGGTGATCCCGAGAACGATGTTGCTAACGTATCTGTAAGATTTGGTAATGAGTTCCCATTTATGAATGGAAGCCCAACATCATCTTGTTCAGGGTTTAATGCTAATCAAATGTATCTGTTGGTCCAAAAGACATCAAATGGTGCGTTACCAACACCGACAAATTGGAGATATATAGACGTTACTTCGGGAATTACAAAGAATGGTATTTATTTAACACCTGCGGGTATTACAGGAACAACGTTTGTTATTGATGAAACATCATATAATAATGCACCATCATATTATTTGTCGGATTATATGACAAACCCATCACCAACACAGCAAGGTATTCAATTTGGTGATGAGATTTTCTTCTACGGTACAATTAAAACCGATATTGCCGCAACAATATATGAAATGAAGTATGAGGTTAATTTAACACAAGAACAATTCCAAAAGAGTTCTAATCCAACTTGGAATACGACATACACACCTTATGTCACCGAGATCGGATTGTATGATTCTAACAAAGATTTAATGTTAATATCTAAGCTACAATCACCAACAAAAAGAACAGGATTACAACAATTTGTAATTAAGCTTGATTTTTAATGAAAATTTAACATTTTTAAGTTATAAAACTATTTTATGGGAAAAGATTTAAAGAATTCACCAAAAGTTCTTGGTTTGGATATTTCTACTAGCACAATTGGGTGGGCACTTTTTGATATTAAAACGAGCGAGTTATTAGAATTGACACATGTTTCACCGAAAACAAAAGTAAAAAGAGAAAATAAAATTCACGAACTTTTGGATAAGGCGGAGACCTTTCAAACTAAGTTAAATGATTATAAAGATTTGGGTATTACTAAAGTTATAATTGAAGAACCTTTGTTGAATAGTAATAACATCTACACTGTTGGAACTTTATTGAGGTTTAATTCATTTATTACGAAACTAATTTATGATACTCTTGGGTTGGTTCCCGACTATATAACAACCTACAACTCAAGAAAATGTGCGTTTCCCGAATTAGTTAAAGAAAATGATAAGAAGAAATTTGTTTTATTCGGTGGTCTTCCAAAAGATATTGATAAGAAACATATCATT